TTGAACTTTCTGACCGTTACCTAGGATATCCTGGAAACGAACATTGAAACGAGGTACAACATTACGAGTTACCGCATCAGAAGAAGATCCTTTTGGAATCAACAATCCGAAGTTCTCACGAGTAGTTCCAGATGCAGAAGATCCGTAGAACGCTTGCTCAGAGAATGGTAAGTAACGAGTGAAGTTGAACTTACGTTGGTATGGAGCAAAAGACTTAAAGCCGAAAGCTAAATCTAAGTTACCATTTAAACCAGACTCATTGCCTTGATTGTAAAGAATCGCACCGTTATTGAAATCAGCACCCAAAGAATTTTGAATAGCAATGTGTTGTTTAACATCACACAACCAATCGTACTCTTGTGGAGCACCTTGTGAGTCTAATTGACGCTCAATAGAAGCAAATGTATTCTGAGCACTGAAAGTAGAGTATCCAATGTTCAAACCATTAGCTTGAGTTTGTTGGATAACACCAGCAGAACCAGTTTCACTGTATCCTAAGTTGTTAGTCAAGTTAGAGTCCATAAGCATTAACTCACGTTGCAATAAGAATTTCTTATTGTCATCAGCTAATTGCTTGTATTTGTAGTAACGCTGACCATCATATTCAAAGTCAATCGCTTCTGCTAAGTTCAAATCAGTGAATTTAGAGTCGATACGAATTTGAGTTACATAGTTAGTGAACTTATCAATACCTTGGATAGTAGTAGTAGTGTAGTCAGATGCTTCACCTACGTACTTGTAACCACGACCTTGAAGTTCATCACCAGCAGTAACACTAGCATTTTCAGCAGCAATTACTGGAGCAATAGTTACCGTGTGAGCAGATGGAGTAGTCTTGTTAACAGTAGTAACACGAGCCTCAACTCCTGTACGAGCATTATAAAGAATCAATCCGATCTCAGGAAGTGACTTAGTACCAGATGCATAGTAATCAGCAGCATCAATAGTAAATGTAATTGCAGCTCCAGCAGATCCTGAAACAGTAGCAGATGCACGTACAAATGACATTTGACGACCTTTTGACTCATAGTGGTAGAATAACTTGTTATCAGAAGCCATTGTGTTACCAGCTAATTCGTTCATCATTACGTATGGTACGAATTGGAATTTATCAATGAACTCACGGTATGCACGTGGTACAACGATGTTCAACTCAGAGATCAGTGTACCTGCTCTGGTTGCGGATGCGGTGCTATAAGCACTTGGAATAGTTGACATAATTTTTAGTTTTTGTTAATGTGTGTGTATAATTGTTTATAATCCGAGTACGTAATCGCCAAAGCTATATGGATTTGAGCCCTTAGCATCAAACGTCTCTGGAGAACGGTCTAAGTTAATGTTCTTAATGTCTTTACTAATTAAGTCCATCTTAGCCTTCTCTTTTGCTTGTGTCCAACCAGATCTAAAAATCTTCTCGTTATTTTCAAGAATATACACATCCTCGGTAATCTTCTTTATATTAGGCGATCCATTTTCATTTAGCCAACCACGTTCCAATAAATAACTTTCTGCGTTGAAGCTTTTCATTTTGTCTACCAATTGCTTCTGCTCATCCTCAGTTATCTTGTAGGACACATCCTCGTCTCCTAGCTTAAACTTAAACTCGCTCACCTCTGGTACACCTTTTTCTACTGCTGAGATCCATTCCGCTTGAATTTGTTGTAATTCTTCTGGCGTGTAATCCGCAGCTGCTTCTTCACTTGCTTTATTTAAAGTATTTTGTTCTACCCATTTCCTTTCAGATACAGGCAATTCAATGTTGTTCTTTAGCTCCTCTAGTGTTAACCTAGTTTCCTTAGCATCTCTCTTTAGGAGCTTCTCTGCCTTATCAATATCTTTATTGATTTTAAGGGCTTCTTTATATTCATCTGGATAAATATCTTTATCTATCTCATTTATGTCTATCTTTTCGCTAAGCAATACTGCTCCGTACTTTGACTCTAACTCTAACTCAACATCTTCTGAGTCCCAGTTAGGATTGTCTCTAGCTATCTTAGTTTTAATTACGTCAACGTCACTAAACTGATTATAGTCAGTATTCTTTTGCTTAAAGTAGTTATAAACTAAATCTTCTTTACCATTCAATATAGCATCTACTAATGCTTGTTTATGTGGGTCTAATTCAGATACTTGACTTAGTTGTTCAATTACTTCCTCAGCAACTTGACCAGTAACTTCCACTGGAGCTTCCGAAATAACTTGTTCGGTTACTTGTTCTGTTACTTGTTCGGTAACTTGCTCTTCTTGTAATGCTACTACCTCTTCCTGTGGCTGTGCATTAAAATTGTTGTTTAGAACATCCTCCCAAGACGATGCCCTATTTACATTTGTTTCCATAAATTATTCTTCCTTTTGTTTTGTGTGTACTATTTATTTATTCCCTAGTTACAAAATTACTTATAATTGTAACATCTTTTTAAGCCATTGGTTGCTCTGGCGGCATCTGTCCTTCTTCCATAGGAGCAGCTCCACCTTCTTGTTCAGCTTGCATCTGTTGAGCCTGCATCATTGCTTGTTCTTCTTCTGCCTGTTGTTCTTTCGCTTGATCTTCAAGTTCAGCCAATATAATTTGCTTCTGAGTTTGTACAACACCGTCAATACCGTCAAATATAAATGAAGGCATTTCATCAATAGACACGCCTTGCTCAAGTAGTTTTTCAAGTGTCTTAACTCTAAGTATGTTGAAGTATTTTAATGTCTCTCTCTCCTTATCATTCTCTAACTCCTCTTCATATTGTTGAAGCTTAAATTGAGCCTTAGCTTGCTCTAGTTGTAGTTCGCCCTGAGACTTAGCTTGGGCTGCTTGTACGGCCTGCTGCATCTGCATCTCACTGTTTGCTCTAGCATCATCCATTTTTTGCTTACGTCTCTTCTTTTGAGCTGATACGAGGTAGTAATTAGCTGCCTTGGGATTGTCTAATAATCTAATCTGTATAGCATCCTCTAGTTCTATAGTTTGTTGAGCCAATGCCTGCTGAATATTATTCTCTAACATCTGCTTAGCACCTTCATCAAGTGTAGCCTCTATCTTAACGTCAAAGTTTGTTTTCTCAAAATCATCCTCTGCTTCTAGTTTAATGTAGTCTACTCTATCTGTACCTAGTGCGTACTTATACCCTTCGTAACCTTTCTTACCAAATACTAAGATATCCCATAATCTCATTTGAGTTAACTTAGCTGTTCTCTCTAGTATATTAAGGTATGAGTTATACACGTAGTTAATTGAGCTTTCTCCTAGCTGTCTAGCTGAATCTAATACTCCCTTACCTACCGCCTGATTAGAAATCATTCCTTGATCTAATGAGCTAGAGCCAAGCATTCTTTCTAACTTATTTAATTCAAAATTATATAGGTTAATAAATGATTCTAGTTTAGCTGTGAATGGAACATTTAATGGAGTAATAGGTGGCCTTGAATTACCTTCTGATTCATCTACCTGCCCCTTATAAAATATAACACCCGTTTGCTTATAGATACGGATTAGTTCCATAGGTTGTAATGCTCCCTTACCGTTACCTAAGTCAACATCGGCCATACCTGCAATATCTACAGTATAACCATCTGGAGCTGCCTGAGAAACAATCTTCTGTATCTGCAAGTGAGCTAACTGCATTTGCTTGATAGATGGAATAATAGTTTCAATAACTGGCTTGTTTGTCATCCTGTTATTGTTGTACATATAAATAGTGTACGGCAATATACATTCCTGTAGGTTATCATTAGGCTTAGCCATATTATTAGCTATACCCCAATGCAATAAGTAATTAGTATCACAAATCCAAGCACCCTCGTACTCTACATAAAATGGCTTAGACTTAACATAGTCCTTACCGTCTTTCATCTTAGTGGTCTTGTCTAGTATTGTTTTACCAAATCTATCCTCATTCTTTTCGTAAGTAATGTTGTATAGTGTCTTTAGTGATAACTGTAACACTGGTACTCTAAATGAATCGTATGGTCTAGATAATGCGTTTGCATATTGGTAGTTCCACGTAAACGTAAACGATGCAGGGTTATTGAATTTACCTACCATGCTTTTAGATAGGTTAAATAATTCCTCCTCAGTTATCTTTCCTGGATACTGTTGTCTAACATCAGTGATTGACATATAAAATACTTCTCCTACCCACTCTAAGTCATTCATATCGCTTCTCTCGCTGTATGAAAGGATTAGGTTATAAGGATTGATTCTACGTGTCTTTATTCTACCGTTGTTGTCTGTATAGGTTTTAGTTCCTCCGAACCCATAAATAAGTAAATCATCTAAGATAGAGTTCTTTATCTCTGTCCATTGGTTATCATATAGTACAAGGTCAATACCTTGCTCCATCATTACCTCTTCTCTTTGCTTATAAGTAAAACCAAAGTGTACCTCTAATTCATCCTTATCTTCTGGAGTAAATGCATCTGGATCTTCTAACTGTATTCCTGACTCTTGTTCTATTTGTGCTATTTCGTTTTTAAATTCCATACGGAACTTAGCATCCATCTTAGCCTTATTCTTTTTAGATACACTAACTGGATCTATTGAATTACACTTAATCTTTTCTATCCTTTGATTAAATCTATCCTTTATTCTTTGGAGCAAAGGTATAGCAATAGGAAGAGGAGTAAAGTCTATGTTAGAGTATGGCTGTTGACCATTTATATCTAGGTAATCTAAAAACTCTTGCATAGGCTGCATACCCTGAGCATACGCCTTGTTATAGTCAAATCTAGTTTGTCTTTGCTTTTGGCTGAATCCACCATATCCATTAATCCATTGACCATAAGCGGTTTTTAAAACTTTTAAACCATACTCTGGTGAATTTTTACTAGCGTCATTTAAGAGGGGACTAGGAAAGCCGTATATTGTTGAATCTGACATCTATCTTATTAATGTAAATTTAGTTACAAAGTTAATTAATTTAAATTATTGTTTTTTAATAGCCAAGCTTAATGGGCTGTGCGTACTTCATAAACACCAATGGAGCTGATTTTTTTTCTACTTTAATATTCTCTGTACCAGCTAGTAAGCTCATACCGAATGCTACCGTATCATCGTACTTAGTTCTCTTGTTATGCTTGTATGCCGTTAGGTCTAATATTAGCTCCTCAAAGTATATCTTATCGCAATGAAGTTCTACATAATTAAATACCGTGTCAAAGTGTTTCTGTAGAGCAAATGGATCTTTTGATGGCGTACCGTACTTTACCTTCTTATTCTTTCTATTTGGGTCTATGGTTGACTTAGGTCTCCACATTACGTAGTTCTTATAGCCATTACTTATAAAGTACTCATAGTAATCCTCTACGTCACTTTCGTAGTTTGCCTTGCACCCATAGTATTCACTCATCATAATAATTTGGTCGTGGAATATAGACTTAAGTGGTGGTCTATCTGCATACCTACACACAACTAATCCGCTATCTTCTGGATCATTTATGTCGTGCTTTCTATATACGTAAGCTACACCGTTTGAGCCTTGGTCACCAGTAATAATTGTAGAAGCAAATGGATCGACTCCTATAGCAAACGACTCTACGTTATTAGGCTTCTTAACGCCATTCTCCATTATGTTTTTATTCGCTTGAGTCTGGTCCTTGAAATCCCAACACATTTGAAACTTTCCTTTAGGGTCAGGTCTCCACGAAACAGTATTGTCTGGCTTTCTATAAAATGTAACTCTATTAACTAAACCCTTAGGTGCATACTCTCTTAAGTAGGTGAGCTGGTCAGATAAGTTAATCGCATTGAAGTGACACTGACTAGCATCTGTTTGAAAGGCTTCCTCTACAGTTAATGGTAGCTTACGTTTCATTGAAGCTAGCGACCTATCGTCTAGACCTATACGCTGTCTTAGTATGTACTCCTTAGTTAACTCTTGTCTAGAGTATCCGTAGTCATCTATAAAAGATACACCAGTAATATCATCAGATCCGTAGTAGCCCATAAACGCAGGGTTAAAGTATCTCCATAATCCAGACTGAGTTTTACCACTCTCTAGTTTAGAGTTAGGGTTTGATTGTTCCCATATCTCCTTGTATTTAATAGATGATTCAAATGAGTCTCCATCTTCTACGGTTGTGGTGAGCAGTGCTTTACCTATAATAGTAGAGCCATTAACTAGACAGAACTTAACAATATCCCAACACTCCTTTACGTCTATACCTTCTGCCTTAGCTATCTCATCATATATATAGGTCTTTAACTTCTGACCATCATACGCTGTCTTTACTGTTGCAGCAAAATCTATCCAACTATTCAAGGCTTTCTTATACTCTTTCTTTTGTACCTTAGTGCTTCTTACACTTGGCTCAAAGAATCTTAGAGCTGACTTAGGATTAGATTCACCCTCATCAATAGGCTTTAAGTACTGAGGCATACGTTGCCATCTTTGTACTAGCTTTGAATACAGACCTTTAGCATCATCAGCTGTCTTAGATTGAATACCACAGTGAGAGAATGAGTTTAGGATTGTTCGTAGGTAAGCAATAATAATAGATACCTCACCCTTTCCCCATCGTCTAGGAGTAGTTAAGCATAGGCCGTAACAAGTCTTATCTTTTTCTGCTGCATCCCAAGCGTAGAAGAAATCTCGCTGAGCATCTGTAAACAATGGCTTTTCACCATCAATATACATATAATTTAGAAATGCGTAGTGGTATCCTGTAATATATTCTAAATTCCCAAAATTAAAAAAGAAATAACCGTCACGTATTCTATTGTACTCTCGCTCTATAAAGTCATCACCTAGATCATCCATTAAGTCATCTACGTTATCTGGTATATCTAAGTACCTAAATCTTTGATCTACCTTCTTTTTTTCGTAGTTGTCTATAGTCCTAAACGGTGGAGGCTGAGGAAGAAAAACAGTTACCTCACCAACTACCCTTTTCCTATCGAATTTATCTAGGGCGTTCTCTATTAACTTATGGTCTATTCTTATTGACATTGAATGCTAAGTCCTCTGGTCTTCTAATACTTTTCTTCACTTCCTTAACTTCTTCCTCTGGTGAGCTCAACTGGGCTAGTAATTTAAACTTATCCATTTTATCTACTAGCTTCAACATCTTATCTAGCATAGCATCACCCTTATCCTCATTTATGTACTTACCAGATATTGCTCCACCCCTTATACTACTAATATCATTAGCAAAGTCTCCAGCGATACCAGAGAGCTCAGATAGTAATCGTTTAGCTCCATCGTTCTTATACGAATCTATTTCTTCCTCTAACTTAGTAATATATTCTAACTGAGCTTTTGTAAGTCCTTTCTTATCTATCTTACTCATAGGTAGCTAGTATGTGGTCATAATTAATCTGGATATACTTCTTCTTATCATAAGTAAAAGTATACTGATAATCATCTTGTGATATGAGCTTATCTCCTACGACTATCCCACGACTGAATTTAGGCACGTGTAAGGCCCGCAATCTCATTGGCTCACGCTTATCATCAAACGGAGTTAAAAGTATCCCAGACGGGCTCTTA